CCGCAGCTTACCCACAGGGCAGAACTGGGTGAACCCGCTGGACATGTAGCCGTCGCAGTCGCTGCCCTCATTGAAGTAGGTGCGAGTGACTGTGTGCCCGTCGTATTCCCACTCGATGATAGTCCGGTCATATCCCTCATCGGTGGGTGTGAAGCGGTGGTGCCGCAGGGTCTGGCCGGGGTTCAGTTCGACGACGACGTCGCCGCCGTTGATGCTGTCTTTGAATCGTGCTGTAGGTTCAAGCATTGGTGTAGCTCCATGCAATGTGGACGCCCAGAAGGGCGATGATGGCGAACTGAATCAGGAAAGGGTCAATCACTTGACACCCCCACGAACGAACACCCGGACGTTGACCCGCTCACCCTTCATGCCGGGGTGGCGGCGGTGGCGGAACGTGTGGACGTTGCCCTGCGGTTTGTTGTAGCTGCCCATGTATTGCCATGACTCGCCGCTGAAGGGGCAGGGTGCGGTCACCTTGTCGGCCATATCGCGGTTGGAATCGTGGCCAGCCAGGGCTTCCCAGGCGTATTTCCAGTCGGCGTGAATGCGGTCCATGCAGAAGAAATGGTCCATTGAAGTCAGTTCGTTGTCCATGAGATATCCAGTGGGAGCTTGCGCCCCCGGTTAGGGTTCACCCTTACGGGCAGCGAGGGGCCGCTTTCTTCCACCAGCAGCCAGAAGCGAGCAGGACGGCACAGTCCGGCGAATAGTGCCTGTCAAACCAGAAGTACATAGGGTCTCCAATGGGGCCGGGGCCCCGGTTGAGGATTCACGAAGGGCTGCCGTATGAGTTGGCGTCGTAGTGCAGACATTCCTCTGAGCAGTACGACGTAGTCCAGTCTTCAGGCACCGGGTCGCCGCAAAAGTCGCAGGGTAGGGTGG